CAGATGATGGGTTTGCTAAATTAAAAGTTCTCATAGAAGTTCCATTTTTATAAATGGTACAAGTTTTTTGTGCAGTAGTTAAATCCACCGCAAAACCTAAAATATCTCCTGTAGATATTGAACCTATGTTTGATGCGTAGGTACTACTATTGTTGTAATATATGTCGCCTGACATATTTACTGCATAACCACTATCATTACTTCCACTAGTGGCGGCAACAAAATAAGATGAATTTCTCCTTATATTACTTTGTGCGTCTATAACTCCAATATAAGGTTGTGAGCCATGAACTGTAGTTTTAATTTCGTAATACCATTTACCAGTTCCAACACTAATACTAGAACCTGACAATCTAGCTCCACCTGAACTTGAACCAACTATAGTAGTATTTCCATTTGAAAAAGTTGGTACAGCATTAACGTCTAATAAAGGATTCATTGTAGCAAAGTTATTATCAGGTGTATCTATATTTTGAGTTAGTGTTCCATTAACTGTAAAATTATTTGATTTACCTGAACTGTCTGTACCCATAGCACCACTATTTTTCATTTTTAAAAAGAAACCATTATTTCCATAAGTTACTGATGGAGATGTGTTAGATTTCCAAATTCCTGATGTAGAATCTACTGAACCAAAACTTGTTGCTGTGTAAGCTGTACCATCAACAAAATGTACATGAGTCATTAAACCATTAAAGTAATTTCCACCACCATTCGAAGAACCTACAGTATGAGGAACAGCTTGATTAATAGCTGTATTAGCATTAACAGTAGCAGTATTTTCTGTTACAAAAGATGTTACTCTCTCACCATTAATATATATAATTTGTCTATCAGCAGCAGTTGAATTTGCAGAATCATAAGCAATAACTATATGATACCAAGCTCCTGCGTCTCTAAAAAGTTGAGTTGTTTTAAGTTGCATATCTGTGCCTACTCCACTTATTTCATTAAACCATATAAGATTTGATTCATCATCAAATTGAAGTGTTGTATAATTAGAACTATTGATGGCATAAAACAATCTTTGTACCACATTAAAACCAGTACCTCTTTTAATCCAAGCAGACCAAGTCCATTTTTTATTGTCAGTTGGTGTTCCTAATGTTTTTGATAAATAAGTATTTGCCATTAGTTAAATTGTCCTCCCCCTGTAGCACCGAAGCTACTGTTAATTGTGAATGTTCTGTCTAAATATTGTCCTTCAGCATCAGTTGCTCTGATTGTGAAAGTGTATTGTGTTGGTGTAGTTGAACTACCACCGAAATCTGTTGTTGTTATATTTGCTCCACTTAATGTCATATTACCAGTAGTAAGATTTGAGCCTACTTCTGCATAAGATACTGTGCTGTCTGATGAAGCTGAAAGTGTAACAAGTGTACCTGTTGCGTTTCCTGCGAATGTTCCTAATGCTTGTGCTGTACTCCAAGTTGGAGCTGAAGAAGCATTTATAATTTGACTTGAACTTATACCTGCATTGCCATCTGGATTTTCTACTCTTACTTTATAAGCACCATTAGCTAAATTTGTTGTAATATTTAAACTACCAGCATTTGTAAATGCTACTGCTGTTGCTCTTGTTACTCCACCTGTTGATGTAATAAATTCTACTATAGGAATACTTACAAAGTTTGCACCTGCAAGTGTAAATGTTACACCTGTACTTGGAGCAATGTAAAGATTTCCTGAAGAAATTGTAGGTTTTGTTTCTACTGCATTTACCCAAGATAATTGATTTGTTGCATTACCATTTGTAGCTAATACTTGTCCATTAGTTCCAACACTTGTGGGTAGGACTAAAGTATAATCTTGTGCTGATGAGTGTGCAGGAGATTGAATTTTAACTCCATGAGCATTTTGAGAACAGTTTAAAGTAATCTTACCATCTGCTGAAGCACCATCTCCTTTAGCAGTTAAAGTGTTTGCATTAATTGTTCCTGTAACAGTAGCAGTTGTAAGTGTTTTACCTGCCATTGTTGTAGGTAATCTTGCGTCACTAATTGTTCCTGAATTAATTACTGTACCTGAGATTGCCGCTACATTAAATGTACCATATGCAATAATATCTAAAACATCACCAACAGTTGCACCTGAAGCTAATACTACAGAAGTACCTGAAGTAATTGTAATATCTGCACCAGATAATTTAACACCATTTAAATAACAATCAGCAAACCCTGCATCATATCCTAATGTTAAACCTGCTGTGTCTGCGCCTGTAAATGTAGTTTGACCTGCTGTTGCAATGTAATTAAACCTTGCTGAAGTGCCATTAACTGTAGAACCTGCTGCTGCCCAACCACTTGATTTGTATACTTTTAATTCGTTAGCTGTCGTGTCAAAATATAAATCACCAATAGTAAGTGAAGTTGTTGGTGCTGAACTTGAAATTCTATATTGTTCTGCAAAAGAATTAACTCCTGCAATATTTGTTGCAACTGTATTAATATTTGTTAATCCACCTGCTACTGTATTTATGTTCGATATTCCACCTGCTGCTGAATTAATATTTGTTGAATTAGAATTTACTGTACCAATAGCTGAAGATAATCCTGCTACTGTTGTTACGTTGCTAGAAATACCTGCAACAGTCGTAATGTTACCTGAAATTCCTGCTACTGTTGTAACATTGGCTGATATACCACCCACTGTATTTACGTTAGCTATGTTTGCTCCTACTACTTCAATCTCTGAACTAGCTTCATTTAAATCATCTGCAACTGTTTCAATTTCTGAAACTGCTTCTGCTAAATCATTAGCTACTGCAATTACTTTTGTAATATCCGTTGCTACTGTATTAACTGAACCAATGTTAGTTGCTACTAAACCAATGTCTGTAGCGTCTCCTGCTACTAAATTTATGTTTGTTGAATTATTGTTTACTGCTGTAATGTTTGCAATATTAGAGTTAACAGTTGTAAGTGCTGTTTTGTTAGCTGAAGATAAAAAAGTGTTTTCTAAATAATTTTTTGTAGCCACATCTTGTGCTGACGTTGGGTCTGCTATATTTTTTAATTTTTTGTTTTGTCCAGTCCATTGAAAATCTGCTGGGTCTAATATAATTACATCTCCAGCTTTATCAATCGCCTCTTGAGACATGTAAAAAGCTTGGTCTGAATCTGTGTCTAAATCGTTTTCAGTTAATACTGACCCTGAAACATAATCTACTAATTTGGTTGCTTGAGAAGTTGTACGCCTAAGTTCAATAGCTGCTCCATTTGCAGGTGCTACATCAAACGTAAGAGTAGTGCCTGCTGCATCTAGGACATAAGCAGTAACAGCATTACCAGCTACTAATGTAGATAGGTCATCTGTGCTTCTGTAACTAAAATTAATAGCGTATGCTCTATTCGAGCCATTTCCGGTATATCTTACAAATGAATTTGCCATAATTTTTATTTCTTCTAAAAGGGGTACTTTATTGAGATAGAAGATTTATTGTTGATTTTCTTTCTTTTTTTTGATTTGAATATGCTTGAATTAAATCTTTCATTTCTGATTCTTGAATTGCCATTAACTCAGGAAATTCTTGTTGCATGTAGTTATATGCGACATTTTCAACACCATTTATAATACTAAGTATATATGTTTGTTGATAGTCTTTACCATTTACAATACCTTCAGGTTGTGTGTATAAATTGCTTGTTTTATCTACAATTAAATTTTCTATAAATTCTTTTAAATTAACACCTTTACCACTTCGAGACACTGTTCCAGATGAAGTAAGATTTAACTCACTTTTAATTTCTAACCATCTGTCATAAGCTGTTTGTCCTGTAGAGTTTCTAAGTGTTTTTAAATCAACATCTTGACCATTAATTTTTTTAGCAACAGCTGAAGGTTTTCTGTAGTTAATATTAGCTCTTTCTTCAAAGAATTTAGCAGTAGCTGTGTTTTTAAATTTAGTCATTCCAAAAGGACTTGAGACTACACCATCATCTCCACCTAGTCCAAACAACCACGCTCTTTTTGTTTTTATTTGTTCACCCCAAATGTTTCTTTTTTTCATTACTTTTTCATTTAGATTGTCTGTAAAATATCTTGCCATTCTATCACTAAATGTCCATAAATCTTTTTCATATTCATCAGTAATTCTATCTACATATCTAACACCACCTGATAAAGGAGCCATTTTATAAATTGCTTTTGCAAGGGAAGATTCTATTCTTTGTTCAGGTTTTCTTGCATTTGCTATTCCCCCACCAAATATTGATTGATAAGCGTCCATTATATTTTTTGTATAAAATTTAGAAGTTAAATTTCTTGAAATACCTAGAACTGTTCCCATAACTATCTCATGTATATAGCCTTGTACTTTAGGGTCTATAATACCATTATTTTTATCTATGGTTTCAAAAATATCAGCCATAATAAATAAAGGTGTCATTACTGGGTCTAATCTATTAAATTGAATATATTTACCATCAGCAGTTTTAATAGCATAAGGTTTCCATCCTACTAAATCAGCTTTAGATTCATTTTCACGCCAATCAGCATGTCCACCACCTGTAACTCTGCCTGCGGACACAGCTGTAAAAGCTCCTGCCCAAAGCATCCATCCGGCCTGTATTCTAGCGTTAGCTTCAGCGGCAGCCTCTGGATTTAAATAATTTTTCTTTGTACTTGATAAACCCGATTTAATTGAAGTTACTCTTGCTGTGCTTTTTCTAGCTACATGTTTTATTTTACCATCTGCTACATCTTCTACTTCTGCTAACATATGTTTCATTTGAAATTGGTATCTACCTAATAATGGTAAATGTTGAAAATTCCATCTTAATAGATTAGAAGGTGTATTAATAAAGTGAAGTCCGACAACTCTTGCCCATCTGCCTTCACCTTTTGTTTGTTCTAATACCCAGCCAGTAATTCGACCTTCTTCTGTATTATTAATTGGATTTGTAGAATATGCAGAATTAGTAAATGATACTTCTCTAGCATATTGTAAAGGTGAATTTAAATTTTCATCTACTGAAGTTCCAATTGCTTTTGCAACTCCTCGTTCATCTATAAATTTTGCTTCTTTAGCTTTAAATTTTAATTTATAATCTTCTGTAAATACTTTACCTTTAGTAAATATCCCATAACCCGGATTTTCTGCCATAATTTCTGAATTAATTATAGAAGTCATTCTTGCTTTAAAAGCCATAGTTTTCATAAATTCATCACCGGCAGCAAGCACTCTTAATGGTACAGTTGTAGTAAAACCTGCTACTTCAAAAGGAGCTTGTGCAATTTTACCTGCTGCTTTACCAATGGCATCATTAGAAATTCTAGCACCAATTTCAGCTATAGGTTCAGAAATAGTTCTACCCATTTCTTTTATAAATCTTTGAAGTTGTCCTTGTCTAATATTAGAATCAAATTTCATTTGTGAACTATCTAATGTTGCTCTTCCTTTAATAAGTGTTTGACCAGCTTTTTTAAAAGCATGACCTAAATATATATATTGGTAAACAAACGTTTGCATAGCTTCTCTTGCAATTATCATAGCTCTGTTTCTATCAGTAGTAACCATGTTTAAACTTCTTAAAAGCATTACAAAAGGTTTCCATTGTGAGTGTATTAAACCTGATATAAGATTTAACTCATGTGTATCAGGTGACGACAATAAATTATTGTTTACATATTCTGCAGCTAAATCCCATTTGCTAACATCTTTAGCATTTTGTAAAGCTAAAATAACTTGTTCATCATCATCAAGCTTGCCAATAGCTTCAATAAATTTTGCTCTATCGCCAGCTTTTAACTTTTTCATTTTTTCATTTTCAGGATTTGAAAGTAATTGTGCAGCTCTAACTTTATCTTTAGTAATTCTACCTGCAGTTACACTTCTAGCTCCAGCTGTTCCTAAATTAGCATTTATTTCAACTAATTCATCTATAGCATCTAATAATATATCAAATTCTTTTTCAATTTGTTTTCTTCTTGCAGGTGTTAAATCTACTCGTGAAAATTCATTTGATAAATTAACAATTTCTGCAGCATCTTTTGCTAATAAATCACCAGCAATAACTCTGTAAGCAAACTGTTCTCGCATCTTAGGATTTTTTGACATTTTTCTAAGTTCATCTCTTACAACTCTAGGGTCATTACCCATTTCTATTTGACGTTTAGCTGCTATTTCTACCATTTCATCTAATGAAATAGTGGTGCCACTGTCTACTTTGTTTTTTAATTCTGCTGCTCTTTGTTTAATTAAATATCGGTATGTACCGGGTTTATATCTTGTTACGTTTATAGGAAGGTTTGCAGGTTTATCTTCACCTGAAATAGGGGAGTATTTAAAATTAAGAAATCTATTATTAAATGTGTCTCCGTTGAGGTCAGCATTATCCATTTCTAATTTTATTTGTGCTTTGCTTTTTTTAGGCTGATTTTTATATAATTCAGCGTCTGGTTTTTTTTGACTTAAATCTTTAAAAAGTAATCTTCCAGTAATGTTACTTTGTCCATACTCATGTATGTCAGCTATTTGTCTAACAGCCGTTTTTTTTAAAT